ATGAACCCGCGCTTGGACGGCACTCATTGTCTTGAGTTGCCGCTCCAAAATTGCCAGCGTCGTCCCAACAGGAGCTTGGGCAGACATATCACTGATCTTCAAATCAGCAATAGCTGCAAGCCTGCGACCGTCTTCCGTAATCTGCTGAAGCAAAGCTGCAAGAACTTGGCTTGGCTCCTTGTAAGGAAGCGGCATGATGTTGTCACGCACACTCCCCGAAGGAATGTCCACATCCCTGAACTCGCCCGGAGCAATTGGAGTGTCGTCTCCCTTGATCCGAAGGCCGCGAGACTTCAAGCCACCCGGCAAATTTGACAGGGTGCCAGCATCCACCAGTTGTCGAATGATGGAAGTGCCAGCGCGAGCATAACCACCAATAAGGTGGATATAACCCAGACCATAAGCGCCAAAACCAGGAATATACGTGTACTGGACGAAGTGCTGTCGCTTGAGTTTTTTGTCGTCGTCTTCGTTCCAGTTTCGCCGGATGGACAGGACGGTGTTGGTTCCTCTTTCGACCGTGACCACATACGGCAAAGGAACTTCATCTTTGTACCCCGGCATGTCCCAGTCTACGTGGATCTCCAATACCTGATACCGATCATCATCGGTAAGGGTATACCCTTGCTCCTCGGCCTTTTTCTTCTCAATGTCAGTGAAGAAACGTACAGGCTCACCCAGTTCTACGTCCCTGTAGAACTCTGCTACCTGTAGTTTCTTGATCTCGTTCTCAGTTTTGCGCATGACATGAGTCACACGTTCGGCTGTATATACGTTTGACGCCCCGTAGGGCATGATCAAGTCTTCAGCCGGGACAAACGGAGCAGCAGGCAGTTCCGTGCTCGGGTTCGGGTAGATCTTCTTGAAAGCCGCACCAGAAAGTCCCAATGAGTACAGCATCCGCTCATGCTCGGACCTGTAGTCAATCATCCGCTCGGTCAGCATGTAGTTCATGTCGTCACGAACTCGCTCTGCCGCTTCTTCTTTCAGTCGGTCAATCGCGCCAATGATCTGCGTCTTGACCGGACCTTGAGCCGGGAACGTCTCAGTAATCATCTCTGATTGGAACCTAATGGCGGCTTCCGTCAGAAGAGGGCTGTAAACACCACAAGCCCCATTCCACGGCTCAGTACGTTCCTCGTACTTCATGCCAAGGACTTCTAGGCCCTTGACAAACATATCTGTCCAGTCTTTGCGACTGTTGATGTCCGCATCTACGAGGGCAATGAGGTCGGAAGCCAGGGTTTGAAGCTCACCTTCGTCCATGAACTCCGCAAGGTTGGCGTCAAACTCCTCTGCCGTCTCAATTTCCGGCATCAGTTCAATCTCAACCCCGTCAATCCCAATTTTTACGCTCTCAGGATCTTCAATTTCGATCTCCAGAGCCGGTTCTTCGGTCATGACACCCATGTCAAGGGGCATCATCGCGGGGTCAAAATTGGTTGCCATCTGTAATCCTCAGTAAAACGCTACTTTGCGCTTAAAAGACCGCATTTCGTCCTGTTCGTCTGTCTGTAGACGCAGGAAACCACCCTGCCGGAAGCGGATCAGGGCCTGAACAGCACTGTCAACATCGTCATCATGGGGTGCGTTCGGGAAAGCGGCCATGTTTTCGATGAGTTCTCTAGCCCACCGGGTGTCTGGAGCCCAGACTTTACCCGATTGGAACAGGTCTGCCACAGAATTGATACGGACAAACTTGTCATTCCCTCTACTTGGGGTGTATTCAGACACCGGAATGCCCATCGCCCGCAGTTCAAAGATCAGCGGAGCCCCTGCAGCTTTGGCTTCCACGATGAAAGCATCAGGTTCCCACTCTCTATAGTGAGCAAGTGCTTTTTCTTTCAGTTCAGGGAACTCCATCCTCTTCTGAAAACAGTCCAACAAGATGATATTTACGTTATTTTCATCTTCGTTCATGTTGAACACACCCCACGTAGTACACGCAGAGTAGTCGTTTCGCTCACCCTTAGTAAAAGCAGTGTCCCAAGACTGGATGATGAACTCACATGAAGGAGGCTTCTCCTTCTCCCAGATCTTCCACCACTCTCTTTTAACAATAGCTCCTTCTTCAGCGGTGGGATTTTGCTGGTACTGAGCGTTCCACTTACCCGGGGGGAGTTCGTCTCTTAGCGCAGACAGTTCCTCCAGCGACCAAAACTCAGGCCATAGAGGTTTACCCGAGGGCATGATCGCCGGGAGTTCAATGACTTCCCACTCGTCTTCTTTTCCTAGCTCGCCAGCGGTCTTCAGTATCCTACCTGTCAGGTCCGACTTGGACCATCTGGTCATTACGACCACGATAGCCCCACCCGGCTGGAGACGCTGACGCGGGCCAGATGAGTACCACTCAAACACGGAGTCGTAAATCTCCGGTCTGCCAGCGGCTAAAGCAGCCTCTTGTTCCGAGTGCGGATCGTCAATGATAAGAAGGTCCGCGCCCTTACCCGTCATCGTTCCACCAACACCGATAGCGAAGTATTCGCCGTTCTTATTAGTAGCCCACCGACCCGCAGACTTGGAGTCTTGTCTTAAAGCAACACTAGGAAAAATTCTTGCATACTCCTCAGACCCAACCAAGTTACGAACTTGCCGCCCAAAGTTCACCGCCAGATCCGCAGTGTTGGATGCTTGAATGATTTTTTTGTCAGGAAATTTTCCAAGAAACCAACTAGGCAGCAAGTACGAAGCAAATTGGCTCTTTGTGTGCCTGGGCCCAAGATTGATGATCAGCCTCTTCAGCTTACCTTCCGCGATCTCCTCAAACTTCTTGGCCATCACCGCATGATGTCGGCCATGAATGAACCCCGGCCACATCTTTTTTACATACGCCATGAAGCTCTTCTGACACTTCTCCCTTTCCAAAGCGTCTTTGTAATCTTGTACCTGCTGGAGCAGCTTCTCCTGATCCGCAGGAGACAGGCTCGCTACTAGATCATCCAGCTTCATTGTTTGACTGAAACTCCATGCGCCATTTTGCAATCGAGATGTTTCGTTTTACATCAAGCAACTGATCATCAGGCCAAAACTCAGGCCACGTAGAAGAACCATCACTCTTCATAGCAGGTATTTTTACAACCTCCCACCCGCCAAGTTCTTCAAGGCGAGCTGTCAAGTCATACTCAGAACTCCTGCTCATCACAACAACCATAGCGCCCGCAGGTTTTAGTCTGCACATTGCAGTGGTACTAAACCAATCAAAGGCACTTTGAAAATCACGCTCTTTAACAAATCTTTTTTCGTGCAAATCATCAACAATGTACAAGTCAGCCGCATGCCCACAAACAGCGCCACCAACACCAACAGCTACAGTTTTTCCATGCTGAGGAAACACCTGAGCGTATTTCTGTGACTCCATCAACTTGTCAACGCGCTGCTTAAAATTTACAGCTAGATCCCTATAGCCAGCCGCTTGGATCACCTGTTTCTCAGGAAACCGGCCAAGGAACCAGCTAGGCAACAAGTACGAAGCAAACATCGACTTCGTAAACCGAGGCGGCACGTTTAGAACCAGCCTCTTTATCTTCCCTTCAGCGACTTCTTCAAACTTCTGCGCCATCAACTCATGGTGCGGCCCACAAATAAACTCCGGCCACATCTCATTTACATAGTGCAAAAACTTGTCCATCTTTTCTCCTTTACGTTACTCCATGTTGCGGAATGAGATGTACGTCGGCCGCACAGACCTCCCCATCCCCTCAACCCTTTTCAAAGCACCTAGCTTCACCAACCTATCCACAATTTTCTTCGTACTCCCCAGCCCAGGTTTCCCACGTAGCTCACATATGTTCCTCAAACTAGGCCCGTACCCAAACCGGCACCACCACACATCAATCGCCAAAAACACTTCCTTCTGAGCCTCAGTCATCCCCATCTCCAATACCTCCTCCTTGGACCCATACACCTTCCTCAGAGGACTCTGCAACACCTTCTTCGTGCGCCACTTCTTGACGTTTTCCATTACAAATCAACAACTTAGCGCACACTCTTAAAGCATCACTTTACTTCCGTTAAATTTAACGGTCGCTAAATTTTTAGCCTCGCCACAACCCACGTTTCCGAGAAAGTCCTTACAAATCATAGACTTAGCCACGTTTGTTAAACCAGTTTATGTCATCCGTTAAATTTAACGGCACCAAAATTTTTGCTACCCCCCCACCACTTTTTGTACAAAGACTGACCGGGGGGTGTCGCCAGATCGAGGGGGTGCGGTCTGGCTACCGTTAAATTTAATGGCATGGGAGCGTTAAATTTAACGGCGAGCGACATGGGATCGGTCTATGACGGGAGTCGTTTGAGTGGAATAGTATGTTCAAGGGCGCGGGACTCCGCCTCACACATTGGGGGGGTCCGGGTGCGGTGGGGTCTCGGCGCTGGGCTCTGCGTTTCCCTCGGGTGCAGCGTTAAATTTAACGCTGAGTTCCTGCAGCAGGCTGTCGGCGTCTGCTTCTATGATCGTTGCATCAGTAGCTTGTGCTGTAAGGATGCCCCGTAGTTCTGCCATCACGCGAGCGCGTGCATCTTCACTGCTGGAGATAGTCTTAACTTCCTTACGCTCGGTGAATGCGGCGACCTCGGTAACTGTGCCGAGGGTCTTGAGGGCTTGGACCTTAACGCTGTCCTTTGTGTCGGCATCCAGGGCCACTTGGACTAGCCCTTGGATGACTAATTCGCGCAGGGCGGAGGGGGTTCTATGCTTTGCCGCCTCAATTGCCAGGGTATAGGCTTCGATCTCACGGACTATCCGGGGATCGCTGGCGATGCGGTATGGGTCGTTGTTCAGGCTCGAGGGTTTCGCGTCGGGTTTGTAGGCTGTGCGGTATGCGTCGGCTTTCGTGGCTCCCATGGCGATGGCCTTAGCAAAGTTCTTTTGCTTAGTGGTCAACCCGTCTGTTACGGTCTTCCCTAGGATGGCGGAGATGGGGAGTTCTTTTGCTGCTGACTCTAGCGTCTTACGGCTTAGCTTCATAGGTGTTTGTCCTACTGGGGTTCTATACAGTATAGGGGAACGGAGAGGGAAAGCAATAGGACTGCTACTCGCTACGCTCGTTGCCGGCGGTCTCCGGACCCTTCCCAGGGCTCGCACTGTACGTTTATACATGAGGGTTTGCCCCTAGTGACAAGGGCCGTGCAAGGGCCGATGATGCCTCATGCGCTGCACGGTGTAGCGCACTATCGGAGATAGACACCATGAAGACCTACATCGTTTTCCGCGCAGGGTACGGTCAATACATCGTGCAAGCCGAGACCCTCGTGCGCGCTATCCAATCCGTCCTCAT